GGGGTGTTCTGGTGTCAAGGATTTACTTGAGGAGAACAAATTAGATATAGTAGATGAGAACACAATATTAGAGATATCTACATTTGTTTCTAAGGGTCAGTCTTACGAAGCCAGTGACGGAAACCACGATGATCTCATGATGAATTTGGTCATGTTTGGTTTCTTCATATCAACACAGGTCTTCAGTGACATGACAGACGTGAACATCAAACAGATGATGTTCGAACAACAAATGCAACAAATCGAGGCGGACATGGTTCCGTTTGGATTCATTGATAATGGTGACGATGCGATAAACCAGATAGAGATGCAAGATACGATGAAAGATCCTAACTGGTCAATACCGTGGGACGTTGAAACCCTATAATTTATAAATAAAGGTATTGAATAGATTTTACCGCATTATGTCACTTATCATAACTCAACGATATTAAAAGGATACGATTATGGCTCTACTAAAGTCTGAATCCCCAAATGTTGCCATTCGCGAAGTGGATCTGTCTGGTGTGGTGCCAGGCGTCACATCGTCTACTGGTGCATATGTGGGAGATTTCGCGTGGGGGCCCGTAAATACTCCAATTCTGGTCGGAAACGAAGCAGGTTTGGTAAACAATTTCGGCGATCCCTCGTACAACAACGACAGCTCAGCAATCGACTTTTTATCTGCAACTCAATTCCTCAAATACTCAACTAATATGTTTGTAGTCCGTGGTGCGACTTCTTCTGCGTTAAACGCAGTAGACAGTGGTTCTACGACAACATTGATTGAGAATAGAGACGATTGGGATGCGACAAAGTCAGGCGCTTCTGGTAACTTCATTGCTAAGTGGGCAGGTACCGCTGGTAACTCACTCAAGATTGACGTATGTGGATCGAGAGATTCTGCATGGTCTAACTGGGCATATGCATCTAATTTCGATGCAAGACCCGGCACATCTTCATGGGTATCCACACGGTCTACCGACAGTGCTCTTGCAAAAGATGAAGTTCACGTAGCAATTATCGACGAAGATGGCGTTTTCTCTGGAACACCTAATACTGTTCTAGAAACATTTGCCAACCTTTCTCTTGCTACAGACGCAAAGACCGAAGACGGTTCAACTAACTACATTCTCGATGCGCTTTCTGATCGATCAGAGTATGTCTGGGGTGCAAATCACCCATCACAGAAATTTGGCGATGCATCTACAGCCATTGACTTCACAAACACCGCTAACGGTGCAAACCGATCTTCAGCACACACTGCACTTGGTAATTCGTTTGACAATGGCGCAAACTCTGGTGGATTAGATGCAGGTGATTACGCTACTGGATTTGCACAGTTCGAAGATGAGAATACCATTCAGGTTGATTTCTTAATCGCGCCTGGTATGAACTCTTCAACAAATCAACGTACAGTGGTTAACGATTTGGTTGCTATTGCAGTCGGTCGAAAAGATTGTATGGTAGTTGCTTCACCAAACCGTGATGCGGTCGTGGACGTTAATAACCCAACAACTGTCAACAGTAACATTACAACTACGGTTGAAAACTTCACGTCTTCATCCTATCTCACAGTGGACAACAACTACTTGAAAGTATACGATAAGTATAACGACAAGTACACGTTTATCCCTGCTGCATCTTCTACTGCGGGTCTTATGGCCAACACAGATGATGTCTCAGCGCCTTGGTTCTCGCCTGCGGGAACACGTCGAGGTAACTATCTTGGTGTAACTGCTCTTGCGTACAACCCATCTAAGGCACAACGGGACACATTGTACAAAGCAGGCGTTAACCCAATTGTTAACTTGCCGGGTCAAGGGATTGTCTTGTACGGAGATAAGACGTTCATTCGCAGACCATCTGCATTCGATCGAATCAACGTTCGTCGATTGTTCTTGGTTATCGAGAGAGCGATTAAGGGTGCTGCACAGAATGTGTTGTTCGAATTCAACGACGAATTTACTCGTGCTGAATTTGTGAACATCATTGAACCATTCTTGCGTGAAGTACAAGGTCGTCGTGGTATTACAGACTTTAAGGTTGTTTGTGATGACACAAACAATACTGCTAATGTCATTGACACAAACTCATTTGTCGCGTCAGTCTTCGTTAAGCCTGCTCGTTCAATCAACTACGTAACTCTAAACTTCGTAGGTGTTAGAACTGGTGTGGACTTTGAAGAAGTCGTGGGCACAGTTTAAGGAGATAAGAAATGGCAATTCTAGGCGTAGACGATTTCAAGTCTAAACTCCGTGGAGGTGGTGCACGGGCCAACTTGTTCCGTTGCACAATTAACTTCCCTGCTTATGCTGGTGGAGATGCGGAACTGACTTCTTTCCTTTGTAAAGCGGCCCAGTTACCTCAATCAACTGTCAGTCAGTTTTCCGTTCCATTCCGTGGACGTGAACTGAAAGTCGCTGGAGAGAGAACTTTCGAAAACTGGTCAGTGACTATCATCAATGACACAGACTTCGCAATCCGTGATCCAATGGAGCGTTGGTCAAATGGTATCAATGGACACTCAACCAACACCGGTTTAGTGAACCCCGTTGACTATCAGACTGATCTCTTTGTGGAACAGTTGGATCGTGATGGTTCAATCATTAAGAGAGTCGACATTCGAGGAGCATTCCCCGAAACAGTTAGTCCTATCGATCTGAGTTATGATACTACAGGTGAAATTGAGACATTTGAAGTCTCGTTTGCTTACCAATACTGGGAGTCAAACACGACTACTTAATAGTCTCTAAATACAGGGGAGACTCCGGTCTCCCTTTTATTTTATTTTAGGAACAGGTATGGCGGAAGAAAACAACAGTGTATTAAAGTTATTTGGGTTTGAGATCAAACGTGCAGGTAAGGTAACTAACAGCCCTACTGGACAACAGAAACTTCAATCCCCAGTAGCTCCCACAGATCCAGACGGTGCAGGTTATGTAACCAGCGCTGCGGGTTACTATGGTCAATACATCAATATGGATGGTGACCAAGCAAAAGACAATCACCAGTTGATCATGCGATATCGAGGTGTGTCACAACATCCAGAAGTCGACATGGCGATTGAGGAAATTGTCAACGAGGCAATCACTGCAGCGGAATTAGAATCATCTGTTAAACTTACCGTAGAAGAAATAGAAGCACCCGATAAAATCAAAGAAACTATTCGTCAAGAATTTGATCGAATAATCTCTATGTTACACTTCAACGATCTAGGACACGACATATTTCGGTCGTGGTATATCGATGGTCGGTGTATTCATCACTTACTCGTAAACGAGTCTAATTTAAAAGCCGGTATTCAAGAAATACGTCACATCGATTCTGCAAAGATTCGAAAAGTAAAGGACGTGAAGTATAAGAAAGATCCTAAGACAAATGTTAAACTTGTTGACAAGATAGATGAGTTCTACATTTTCGATGATAAGCCTGGACAGGCGAATACCGCAATCAAGATTTCAACAGATGCGATCAGTTATGTAACGTCTGGTGTACTAGACGAAGGCAGAAAGAAAGTTCTGTCGCATCTACACAAGGCACTCAAACCCATCAACCAGTTGCGTATGATGGAAGATAGTCTTGTTATATACCGCCTTGCGCGTGCTCCCGAACGTCGAATCTTTTATATCGATGTAGGTAATATGCCCCGCGGCAAGGCAAACGAATATATGAAAGACATCATGGCAAAGTATCGCAACAAACTTGTCTATGATGCATCTACCGGTCAGATCAAAGATGACCGTAAACATATGTCCATGTTGGAAGACTTCTGGTTACCTCGTAAAGAAGGTGGTCGAGGTACTGAGATCTCAACACTGCCAGGCGGCGACAATCTGGGACAGATCGATGATATCATTTATTTTCAAAAGAGATTGTATCGGTCACTCAATGTCCCAGTAAACCGTTTGGAACAGGAGGCACAGTTCTCTTTGGGTCGGTCTACTGAGATCTCCCGTGACGAAGTTAAGTTCCAAAAGTTCATTGACAAACTACGTCGTCGGTTCTCTCAGGTGTTCTTGGGTATCCTACGCAAGCAATTGATTCTGAAAGGTATCATTACAGAACAAGATTGGGAATCGTGGAAAGATGATATATATGTAGATTTCGTTAAGGATAACCACTTTACTGAACTGAAAGAAATGGAGATCTACAGAGAACGTGCAGGTCTTCTGAACGAGATGTCAGGATTCGTAGGTGAGTTCATATCGAAAGAATGGGCCATGCGTAATATCATGCGATTCAGTGACGATGACATTAAAGATATTGATAAAGAAATTTCTGGTGAAGTTTCTAGTGGAGAGATTGAAGATAAGACACCTCAATCAAAAGAAGAAGAACCACCCCAGAAAGAAGAACCACCCAAGAAAGATGACGATAAATCAGACGATGAAGGAGACAAATAATGTTACCAGACGATGATGTAGTAGTAGGCGAAGTTGAAGCAGATCCTATTGAAGCACCAAACCCTATCGCAGACTTTTTAAACTCTGTGGAGTCACAAGACTTTGTGAGTGCAGAGAAACAATTCAATGACATGGTCGGAGATCGGTTGCAGAACGCAATGGATCAAGCAAAAGTAAAAATTGCATCGTCCATGTATATGGATGCGGATGAGTCGGATGACGAACCCGAAGTCGAAACTTCTGAAGTCGAAGTCGAAGACGAATTAGAAGACGAAGTTGAGATGGAATTAACGGACGATGAACTGGATGCGTGGGAAGACGACGCCGCTGCAGTTTAAAACTTTTTTTTTATAAATATAACTGCAACTGTAAAAAAGGTTTCATATGAAAAGGTTCCAACAAATTCGCGAAAATCGTGGCAAAATGCCACCTGGCGATCACGTATTCGATCAGAAAGTGAACCGACACAAGGTGATGGTACACAAGAACAAAGGTAAGTTTGATGTGTATATTGATGGTGATAAACTTGACACCTTCAAAACACAGAAAGAGGCTGAGAAAGCGGGTATCGCATTCGCAAAGGAATTCTAATGAAATTAATAACAGAATACACTACTAACGATGTTCAGTGCATCGTAGAGAAAAAAGAAAATGGCGAGAAGAACTTCGTCATCGAAGGTGTGTTTGCACAAGCAGAACAAAAGAATCGAAACGGTCGCATATATCCAAAAGCAGTAATGGAAAAGGCGGTCGGTAAATACGTCAAGGAACAGGTCGCAC